GACGACGCAGCGAACAAGATTCCGTCGGCGTCCTCGAGGCCGACCCAGTTGAAATCCCAGTCTCCGATGTCCGCCCCCAACTGGGCGCTGTACACCACCTGGTTCGGGTTCACGTAGCCGGCATTTTTTTCCGGGATCGTATAAACGTGGACGATCTGTTCAGCGGGCGGCTTGCCGGCAGCGCGATCGAGCGGCTTGGTCGGGTCAAGCCCCGGCACATTGGCAAAGATGAACTGGGTAACAATCAGCGGCTGCTGCAGGCTTTGTTTCAGGGCGATTTGGCTTTCGCCGGCCAAGGTAATACTGGCGCTCACGGTGCGCTCCTACAGGCTGGCAACCAGCGTTTGCTGGTCGTCGTTGAAGTCAATCAGGGCGATTTGCAGCCCTACGGGGGTGATGGTTACGAAGTCATAGCGCCGGCACGTTCGGCCGTATTGCTGGATCAACACACGCAGCAGCTCGGGGTTCAGAGACAGCTGAGCGTTGCTGAATTTGAGCAGCACGACGTCCCAATCCCGATCGGGCTGACGCTCCTCGATCTCGACGTAACCCACACCGAGGCGCAGAAAAATGCGTTTCAAGCCGGCGGTGCTGCCGGCGTCGACCGAGTTGATAAACGCGTATTTAACGCGCAGCCGAAACAGGGATTCGGGTTCGCCTTTGAACCGCGTCACGTCTCGCTGCCAGGCCCACAACTCAAGAATGTTCAGGTGGCAGGTGTCCGGATCGATCTGCGAATAAGGCCAGCGCAGCCAGCCAGTCACGGTTTCCCACCATGCCTGGGCAGCGGCCACCAACTTCGACAGCTCGGTGCCGCCGAGCCAGAACGGCAGTTTCAGTTTGTTCATTGAACGTCCACCTTCAGCGACGCCAGGCGCGGAATATCCAATCCGCTGGTGATGTCGACGCCAGGGGTGAACCGCAGTGATGCGATATCGGCGAACTGCTGGTGCAGTTCTTCCGCGAGTCGACTGAAGCTGAAACGCGACTGTGGATAAGTCAGCGTGGGTTGATAGTCGCGGGGCGTGCTTTCTCGAAACGCTGCACGGATGAACAGCTCGACCTCAGCTTTGAGCGTGTCGACCTGCTCGGCGCTCAGGTTGGGCTGCGGCCAAAGCGTCATTTCCACGTCTACAGGGACTTCGGGCATGACCATGGCGAGTAGATCATCGCCGTGGCCGTGATTGCCTTGGTCGCGGATATGCGAATTGATCTGCTCCAGGTAAGTCGCCGCCGGCACGCCAGCATCGAACAGCACAAAGGCATTGGCACTGCCCGGCCCACGCGGGGCACCGTGCTCGAAATAGACGCCATCCGGGCGCACGCCCGGGAAGGCTGAAATCATGGCGCGATACACCGCGTCGGTGTGCCATTGGTTTACCGCCGAGAACTGGTTGCGCACGCGCAAGCGCAGCTGGTCGTTCGGCTCCGGATCCGCACCTGGTGACTCAAGCCAACCGTCCTTGTTCACGACCTGGATAATACCCGGTACCGGCACCGGGAGAATCGCGTAGTAGCCCGGGGCAAGGTTGAAACCACTGCCGGGATCGACCGCCTCCACCGGTACGTCCAGTTGCAGCTGACCCACAACGAATGTCACCGGCGCCGTGGTAATCAACTGGTAGACGTTGCCGTTGATCGCGGCAGACTGCACCACAATGCCTTTTTCCAGCTCCAGGACACCGTCCGGTAAAGCCCGGGTAAACAGCAATTTCCCCCGTGCCTTGGTAGCGTCTTTGCGCTCGACGTTGACCGCCCACGCGAGCGTGTCCAGCCAAGCGTCTACCGCTGTTTTCACAAAGAAATTGGGCAGCACCGTCAGGCACATAAAATCCAACAGCCAAAGCACCGGCTTGGTCACCAGTGCGGTCATTACTCGCCAGAACGGCGAATAGCTGCTGGTGTTGGCCACTTTGGCGCCCTGGGCTTCGACCTCCTTCTCCCACGCAGCTTTCAGAGCGGCCTCGGTGGTCGGGATGCCGGCGTCGGCGATCACGTTTTTAAAGTCGACCTGGCTCACAGACTTACCTCAATCGAACCAAATTTCAGAGTTTTCGCAGTGACCAGGTAGACGCCTGGTTCCTGCTGGGTGATGCGCGCCGTACCCGGCACCAGGCGCTGGTCATCCTCCACCAACAGCTCCAGCTGCTGGATGCAGTCGCGCTGACGCAGCCGATCGCGTTCTGCGACCAACGTCACCAGCAGCCCGCTGTCGCGGATCATGTGAGCGATGTCCTGGGCGATACAGGCTCGGTCATCGATCAGCAGCGGCTGGCGGGACGGATCCAGTGCCAAGTCGTTATTGACGATCAACAGGTCTACGTACTCGCTCATCCGCCCACCGCCATAGCGACCATGTTTTCCACTTCCAGCGGATTCATCGGTTTGCTGGTGTGAATGTTCACGTTCTCCACATGCGTGCCCTTGTTTTGGCTGCTGTTTGTGTTCTGGATGCTGGTCAACAGGCCACCGGGCGGCACCGCTGCAGGGCGCGCCGGTGAAAGGCTGGGAATGGCCGCGTTGATGGTCTGCTGGGCTTTCTGCGCGGCGTTGGCGGTGTCGGCGGCATTGGTGGCAGCGTCAACACCAGGCACCTTTGGCATGCCGCCGAAACGCGCTTCGATGTTCACGCCCGGGATGCTATTGAGCAGCTCGATCACGCCGTTAACGGCCTTGGTGAAAATGCCGACGATGCTGTCCCATGCCGCCTTGGCCATGCCTGACCAACCGCCCATAGAGTTGAACCAGTCGGCCAGTTTCTGGAGCTTGTCGGCGACGAACTGGAACGCGGCCGTATTCATCAGAGCGGACGTCCATTCGTCCCAGTAGTGGACGGCCGCAACAATGACCGCCACCAGGGCGAGAACACCAACCACGATCCATACCATCGGGTTGGCCAGCAGCGCCGCGTTGACCAGCCAGATCGCGCCCTGCCACAACAGCATGGCGCCGCGTACCAGGGCGAGGCCCGCGCTGAGCGTGTAGACCACGGCCATGTAAGCCAGGATCGCGAGTTTCTGCAGCACGAAGCCAGCAACGGTGCGCAGGTTCAGCAACTGGACGACTTTCCACACCGACATCAGCCCCAGCCAGGTCATCCGCGAAATCCCAACGACCAACGTCAGCAACGACATGGCGCCAACGATGCCCATGATCGTCAGTGCGGTGATGCCGATCACGCGGGTGATGTTGGGAAATAGCTGCGACCAGCGCACCAGGGTTTTGCCGATATCCACCATCTTGTTCATGAACGGCGTCAGCACCGGGATCAACACCTGGCCAAACACCACACGCATGACCTCGACCAGGGAGGCCCACTGCTGCCAAGGATCCACCATGGCCCGGGCCATCTGCTCGGCGTTCTCCAACCCGCGCACCTTGCCCAACTGCTCGATGCCGTTGCGCAACCGATCGGTGTCTTTGGCCAGCGCGCCGATCACCTGGGCGCCCTCACCGCCGAAAGCCTCCATCAACTTGGCGCCGGCCGATGCGCTGGTCAGATCACCGAACTTGCCCTGCAGCTTGTCCAGGATCGCCATCATCGGCAGCACCTTGCCCTGCTGGTCGGTGAACTTCATCCCGAGTTTGTCCGACGCCGCGCCGATGTTTTCGAAAAACGCCTTGTAGCGTCCGCCGGCGTCGCCGCCTTCCATGGTGCTGCTGAGCGTGCCGATCACTGCCATCTGCTCAGCCAGGTCGACGCCGGATGTGGTGGCGATCGCGCCGGCTTCTTTGAAAGCGTCCTTCATCGCCGCGCCGCTGGTGCGAAACAGCTGCACGGCCAGCGCCGTCTGCCCGCCGAGTTTTTCCACCCACGCGCCCTTCCCCATCGCATCCGCTTGGGACTTCTGCAGGTTGTAGAGCGTGCCGACGTATTCACCCATCGTTTCAGCGTCGGTTTTGGTGGCCTTGGCCAGCAGGTTGCTGGTGTTGGTGAAGATCGCGAGCTGGTTGCCGGCAAGGCCTTTGATGGCGCCTTCGATCAAATACGCCGAGGCCACAAAATCCTTGGCGTTCTCGCCGTAGCTCACCGCGAACTGCAACGACTTGGCATTCAGCGCTGACAACGCATCCTCGGCGACGCCGAGCGATCGGACGTCGCCGAGGGCGCGATTGACCTCCAGCGCTGGTTCCATGGACTCACGGATCCCGACCACGGCCGCCGTCACGCCGCCGATGCCCATGCCGATCGTCTTGATGTGTTCTTCGCTCTGATCGGCAAGCTCGGAGAAGCCCATTTTCACCTTGCCCAAGGGCGCGGTGACCTTGTCTTGCAAGCTCAGAATGAAAGCCAGGCTGGCGCTGCGGTCTGCCAATGTCGTTATCCGTTCAGCGCAAGGGCGATGCCGTTAGCCACGGCAAACTCCATGCGTTTCCAGTATTCGTCCTCCAGCCACTTGGCGGTTCCCATCGCTTCGGGCGTGGGTTCAGTACCAGGAAGCCATCGGTTCGTCAGGGCCATTAACTGGCCCAGGCCGTTTTCGCTTAAGCGCTCAGCGTGCTCGTGCGCTTTTTTACGATCACCTCAACGTTCGGTGCGTACTCCTCAAGCAGCGCGCCGGCGATCTGCATCACCATCACCGGGTTGGCCAGCAGCGGTTTGAGCGTGGCCTTTTCCTCTTGCTTGACGGTGGTCATCAGCAGGTTGTTGCCCGGGGCCACCTTGTTGGTTTGAGTCAGGGCGTTGAAGTACTTGGTGACGTCCGCCGGCGTGAGGTTGAAGGTGAATTCCGCTTCGCCTACTTCTAGGGTGATTTCGGTGTTTTGGCTCATTGGGGTGCTCTCTTGTTGAGGTTGGGTAAAGTGGTGTCCTGGTGCGCCGGCGATCGCTGGCACACGTCTCGGACGTATTGCTGCAGTCCGAGGATCATTTGCCGGCTTAAGGCGAGCTGATCCCGGAGGGTGAAATAATCCGATCGAGCGTCTGCTGCGAGTTCGGGGCGCTCTGCATCAGCCACGCGGGCGGCGCCGGCGGTGGCGGGCACAGATCCACCGGCGGCACAGGCGGCGCGAACGTGCAACCGGCCAGTGCCATCGTCAACAGCGCCGCGCAGGCGATCGTTCTTGGTGCGCGCATCGGTCAATTCCTGGGTATTTCGTTGGTCGATCGCGTCCCGCTCGGCCAGCATTTCGCCGCTGATTCGGGCCGCTTCACGTAGGCCGTTCACTTCCCACTGCGCGCTGTCGCGCTCGCGCCTGGCGTCATCGCGCTGATCGGTTACCCAATCGAAGGCCAGCCATAACAGCAAGGTCAGCAAAAGGACGAGCGGCGCCAGGCGCAATGGGGAAAAACTCATCGCAGGCACAGCTTCATTTCCGCCAGCCGACGGTTGTGCAGGCCTTGAACGAAGCGCTTGCGCCCCTGCGCGTCGGTCACATACGCCCATACCGGCGTCTTTCCATCCGGCGCCCAGGCCAATGCTTTGCAGCCATCAGCGATGCGGCCGGCATTGATCAATGCCACTGCACGACTGGCGCAGGTGCTGGGCACTCCAACGTTGTGGGCGTGACTGGTCAGAGCGTCGAAGGTGTTCTGGCTTACGTCAGGGTTGGTGATGCAATCGGCTAACTGCAGCTGGGTTTTGCTGATCACCAACTGCTCCACCTCGGCGCAACGTCCTGGCGACCAGTAGTCACCGACCACCACCGGAAACGGACTGGTGTGTCGGGTGATGCCCATGCATACCGTCGGCAGACCGCCGGCCAACTGATCGGCGTAAACGGTGTTCTGACCACGGCCTTCCCAGGTGCCCAGGAAGATCACCAGCGGAGCGCTGGCCAGCGCGAGCGCGCCAGCTTGAATTCGGCCGCGCAGGCTCATGGAAACCACACTCGAAGCAGTGCCGGCACAACCATTTGAAGCACGGAAGCGACCACCGTGAGGATGGTCAGCAAGCGGCCAACCTTCGCGCCGATGTCGTTCACCGCGACCGTCAGGGTCTGCTGGCCAGCGTTCAGCTCAGACAGCTGCCCCGCCATGTGCTCGAAACCCTGCTCCAACTTGGTGACTCGAGTCGGGACGGTTTCGTGCCGGTCTTCCAACTCGCCCAAGCGGTGTTCAAAGACAGCGAACTTCTGTTCCAGCGCTCCGAGGCGCACGGCGTCAGTGGTCATCGGCGATTACTCTGCTCAAACCCCGTTTGGCACGGGACGCACCGCGTTTTTCCGCCCAGCGCCTGGCGCGCCGGCGGGATTTCTTTGTCGCAGTCCTGGCAGTGGGTCAGGCTTGGCCCGACCGGAACAGGCTTCAGCAGCTGGGCCTTGATGGCCTGGTCACGCTGGCGCTGCTCCAGTTCCTGGGCGCGATCGAACCAGTCCACCATCAGCGAATACCTTCGATCTCAGCGGCAGCGAGGTACGGCACGCCGTTGATGTGGATAAAGTCCGGACTGGTGACGTCGAATGGCACCTTGTGCTTGGTCTTTTCGCCTCCCTTCGGGTCGATCGCCAGGAGACTGGACACCTTCACCTTGCAACCGAAGGCTTCCACGCGCAGTTCCTCATCCCCACCGGCTTTGGCGAAGAACACCGCGTCGAACGGCTTGAGTTCGCGAAAGCTACCGGCCGAGCGCGCCGCATCGATCAGCAGCTGAAAGTTGGTGGTATCCAGCTCCAGTTCGCCGGCAGCGGCCACGTCGCCGTCCACGTAGCCGTCTGGAACACCTCGGGTCTGAGCCACTGCCGAGTTGTCGGTAATGTCCAGGGTGCAGTTCTCAACGTGCAGCGCGATGTCGCCCAGGCTCACGTCAAAGTTCTTGCCGCCAATCTTTGCCATGGGGCGTTACTCCGTTTTGTCGGTGGAAAGATCGAGGGCGATGTTCGCCGTCAGGTCTTTCGGGCAGTTGAGGGGTCTGAGCTTGATGTAGGCCGCTACCTTGGTTTTGCTGAGCCATTCCAGCACCAGGTCGCCGTCCTTCGGCGGCTCGATGTCGCCGGGGAACACTTCGCCGGCAAACTTGATGGACTTGGCCATGGCACGCAGCGGCGCCATCAGTTGGTTGGTATTCACCGCCATGCTGTTGGGCGTGTTGTTCAATCGGCGATCGGCGACGCGGCGGATCAGCAGCGGGCGAATCAGGCGAGCGGCCTTGTCGGTGATGCGCAGGTATTCCACGACTTGAAAGTCGCTGCCGGGGGTGTCCAGCATGTTGCAGTCACCCCAGTACACGCCTGGGTAATCCGGGTAGGTTTGCGTAACCGACAACCGCGCGCGGTCCAGTTCGCTCCGCACGGCGGACGGCAGCGGGGTCAGCTCGCTATCAACAGGCACCTCACCAAGCCCCAGCACGGCACCGGTGGCAACGCGCATTGGGCTATCAGCGATGCTCACCGCCGCATTGGCCAAGCGGCCGGCCAGCACGCCTAAATCGTTGCCGTGCAACTGAGGCACTACAGCTACGCGCGGCGCGGCGAGGTTTGCCACCAAGGCCTTTTGCTCAGCGAGGTACTGCGCCCAGGTCTGGTCGACGGCGATGCCAACACTGCTCGCCAGAAAGAACACTCGGCGGCCGTAGGTGTTGTTCAGAGTGACGGCTGCGTCATGCATCGCCGACAGCTCGTCAGCCTTCACTACAGGCTTGGTGATGATCACCGCTTCGACGGACACGCCCTGTTGCTGCGTCTTCTCCAGCGCAGTGGCCCAGTCACCTTCGGCGCCGATCGGGGCCGCGATACAGGCCCAGCGCTGACCACCGTTCTGCCGCGCGGCAGCGATTTGGGTTTTGAGGTCGCTCGCTGGAACGCCCAGCGCGGCGTCCAAGTCGCTATCGGTGTTCAGCGGGATGAACTGGCCGACGTTCTTGGCGGCCGGGCCGATGAAAAGAAAGTAACGCTCAACCTCAGTCACGGCGCCCTGGCCTAGATTGAGATTGTCGACGGTGACTTGACCGAGTGCCATGCAGTGCCTCGTTAGCGGGGTGAATTTAGGATTTGTTGCAACACCTGGTTAATCAGGAGATTGGTTTCGCGTTCGGTTTCGGCGCCGATGAACTGGCGTTTCGGAAGCGTGATTTCCCAGCTCTGCGCACCGGTGCTTTCGCTGCGCTGGTCGTCGAGGATCCGGATCAGCAAACCGGCTTTGGCGTAGTTCACATGCTCCTGAATCCACGCCACCGACGGCCGGACCAGCGTCTTTTTGCCCGCTTGGCGCACGCGGAAGCCCAGCCGGCGCAGGCGCTTGGCCTGCTTATCGGTGGCTGCCAAACCCGGTGGGGTCCTGTTCCAGCGGCGCATCTGTTGAGCGGTACGGCGTTCGCTGACGCCGTTGTGTTGCTGCGCGGCGACCCATCGGGTCAGGGCGTTTTTCCAGCCCAGTTCCGCTTCATCAG